TTAGTTGCAGATGTAGGGCCATCAGAAACTTGCTGAACAGTGCAGCTTGAAGCAGATGTGCTTTCATAGGCAAGAAAACGATCAACCCCGTATGTGATCGTTGAATCAGAAAGAGTCACACTTGCTCCAGCATTGCGCTGATCAATTCGCATATCTCCATTGATGATGCGGTTGCGAAGATACGACGATGCCATTGCAGCCATGCCGCCAAAAATCACATTGCCGCTTGAGTCAGTCACAATGTTATTTGTGCTTCCTGAAGGATGAATGACGTTGATGACTTTTAGGGTGCTCATGCGCCAACTTCCTTAAGTTGTTGCTCTGTTGGCTGCGGGAAAGTAGGATGCTCCCAGCGAGCAATGTAGTCACCTCGCCCATCAGCATCATTTTGAAGCGTGATGTATGTCATAAAATCCATCATTGTTAATGATGGATAAATAAGCATGATCTTGTCGTATAGGCTCATTATGCACCTCTCGCCAAGAAGCCTTGGAAATATGTAGCTGTTGAAGAACCAGCAATGTTTGTTGCAGATGTGTCATAGGCATAAGCCTCAACATAATCTGTACTTCCATTGCAGTATATTAAGGCAGAAACTGTTGTATTTGGGCCGCCAGCACTGCCTGTTTGAATAATGTTTCCTTCCTTAACTCGTGATCCATTTTTATAAATGGAAACAAGAGCAGCACCGCTCGCGCTAGGCTGGAAACAGGCATTGAATTGATAATATCCAGCAACTGTCGGTGTAAACCGATAGTTTGTTGTATTGTCGTAGTTACTGTTTGTATCAAACTCTTCAGTATCAAATTGAATTTTTGTAAATGTATTAGCAGACACACTAGATTGAGTTGTTGATCTATACGCGCTGAAAGCAGGACCAGTACCAGCAACGCCAGAAGCAATCATACTCTGCGTAACAGTTGCACTGTCTGCGGATGTGATGATCGTTCCTGTTCTTGCAGGCAAAGTAGCAGTGTATGTCGATGCCGTATTAGGCACATCAACAGTGACACTACCGCCGCCAGTTGAATTGAGCTTCAGAGGCATATTACACCACCGTCCACACGCTGCCTGACGGCACAGTGACCGTAGCACCGCTGTTAATTGTCACAGGTCCAAACGAACCAGCATTGTAGCTAGTCGGAATCGTGTAGTTTGATGCAATCGTAATCCCATTCAGGATAATTGCATTGTCAGACCCACCACCTGATCCTGCATACACACTTCCATCTGACTGACGCTGAATGGTTCGCGCTGCTGCCAGCGTAGTGAACACATCCTTCGTGCCAGCAGAGAAGTTTACTGCGCTACCTGCATTTGAAGATGCAAGCACAGTTGTACGTGCAAACACGTTTGCGCTGGAATATGTACCAACGCCGACTTCCCACTCATTCGCACCCTGCGCCTGAATGACATAGTAAAACGTGTCATTGACACTAAGCACAGCCGACAGTGTACGAAAGCCAGTCGGAGCAGTACCGGAAACCGTGAAGTTCCCGGTGCTTGTCGTTGTGCTTGTATCTCTGACACGATCAGCAGAGACGAATGCCATGAGGATTAGTCCTCAGTGATAGTGGAGGCCGTTGTCAGTCGTGGCGTCACACCAGACGAGATAGAGATGCTGGGCGTCACCGTGCCGCTATAGTAAAGAACGCCAGCGCCAGACGATGCAGAGCCAACGCCAAAGTATGTCACAGTCGCCGTGCCACCAGTAGCAGCCGGGAAGTCAATGTTGGCGACAGGCGAGACGCTGTTGTTTGTGACAGTCCAACCACCTGTCGTACGAGCAACTGCAACACGCGCATAAGAAGTGTAAGACACTTCATTTGTTGACTGGTCGCCAGCTTCGCCGGGGTCTGCTGTGTGCAAAGACACATACAGATTAGTCAGCGGAGATGTTGCAGCATTGTCTGCAAGATTTGCGATTGCAGTAGCGTTGAAGATCAACTTCAACAGCGAATTTTCAAAAGCATTAGACTTAGACATCTGTTAGCTCCTAGATGTAAATGCTGCGGGTGCGAGCAAGCAGCGGCGAACCGCTATGCAGTGACTTCTGTGATTCCTGATTAAGTTCCTCAACGCGCTTCAGGTAAATGTTGCCAAATACAGGAATGCGTTGGTCATCCATCAGGAACGGTGCTGCATGGACAAGTGCGCCATACAGATAAACATCAGGTGCTTTAGTCAGCAGCCAGTTTGTTGTGTTTGAGTCGGTCAATGCAGGAATCTTCCCATAATAGACCATCTCAATTTCAACATCAGTGCTTGGTGGCGGAATAAGTTCAATCGCACCATTCATCAGTGAATACACTGACACCTGCGTTAGAACCTGCGCCTTGTTGATCATGTCAGCTTCATCCAGCGTGACATATCGCAACGGTGATGCACCGCCAACAATCTGCAAGTTGAGTGCCTCAAGAAAATCGAGAGGCAGCTTAACAAACTCGTCATCATTGGTGGTTGTGGCACGCACAATCATTTCACGGCAACGAAGCCGCGTATTCAAGTCTGCCTCAACAAACTGAATGAACGTCTGAATCTGAGAAGTCAGGTCAGCACGGTTCAGATAGTCAGCGATTGCTGATTGCAGCGTTGAATAGTTAGTGATTGTGCCCATCAGCTTGTGATCCGGTGATTACGGTAAGGCGCTGCTGCGTCAGACCGAAGCCATTTACGGAAGGCCATCTTATCCTTCAAAATGCCCTTCTGCTGCAATTCAAGATACACCATCATGGGCAAAGATGCCACTTTCACCATGCCATCCGGCAGGCGCTCTGTATTGCTGATGCTGTCCCTGATTGCTTTGTTTTGCTCTGCAATCCCGTCAATGTTGACCACATCTTCAAAGACCATTTTCTGATCTGTCGTGATGTGCATCTTGGTCAGCGTTCCACTAACGCTGTCATAACCAAGATTAAATGAACCGGGTGCGTATTCTTCAGCCATAGTGTTCCCCAAGATGAAAGGGGCAGGATTTCTCCTGCCCCAGTGTTATCACGAAGCAATGATGTTCGCGATGACTGCATGAGCCTTTTCAGACTTAATGCGGAGGCCGTATTCCACGACCATTTCCTTCTTGTCCGAGTCGCCAGTTTTAGCGATGTCGAACGTGCGGAACGGACGGAGATAAGCAACCGAAGCATACTCAGGATCGAGCACGAAGGCGAAGTTGCCGGGGCTAAAGCGGTTAGGAACGATAGCCACTTCACCAAAGTCACCGAGATACACATCAGCCGTTGCAATGATCTTCAACGGTGTTGCAGATGTGTAGTTCACGCGCTGCTGTGCAAGGCCAGAGAACGCAGAAGCAACAGTCTTGTTGTATGCGTTGACCATGAAGATCGACGGATCACCACCCTGCGTCCAGACCTGCTGAATTGCGGTTTTCAGCATCGTTTCCGTCAGAGCAACGTCTGTCGAAGTCGAAAGCGAAGTCCACGCTGTGTCGGGATAGCCGTTGCCGTTAGCACCGGACATTTCCGAAACGGTTGCACCGTTAGCCTGCGAGTTGGTGATGAGCCATGTGGGCAGACCAGCAGTCTTACGAGCAGTCGATGTGCTATTGCCAGCCACGCCAGCTTGGTTGCTGGTGAGGATAGCTTCCATATCACGCTTCAGCTCTTTTGCGGCTTTAGCGGTGAGATAGGCCATCTGTGTGCGCATACCTGCATTGTTCACGACATCGTCAGTGCCTGACACAGAGATCACTTTCTTGCTGATCTGAGTGTAGTTTGCGACACGGACGGTAGGAGTGAAGTCAGCATCACCTGCATCGGCGCCTTCGATGGCGGCATTACCAGTGTCAGCACTGGCCAAAATGTCCGTTTGCCACTCGAAATATGTGTTTTCGCAGGTGTCGCGACCGATGTTGCTCATAAATGGCGTATCAGTCGGGCTGATGTCATAGATGATGTTGCTCAAATCTTCCCTGATGGAGTTCGGAGCATCGTAGGTTGTAACCTTGGAAACTGTCGTCATTGTCTTACTTCCTGTCTAGCATTGCAAAGAGAGCAGCCGCGTCATTAACGTGGCCTGTTGATTTGAGACGCTGTTTTACACGGGCGACATCAGTTTGCGTTCTAGGAGATGAAGCAGTCGAACCGGAACGCATTGGCCTTGGTCCATCCTGCTTAACAGGTTGAGGACGTTTGACCTGCAATTCATCATATCTCCGTGCTTTCTCAAGCATTACGACATAACGAGGATCGTAAACATTTCCCAATTCCTCTTCAGTGAAGCCTTGTTTCATGCCGTACTGACGAAGCTGTTTGGTCGATGCTTCGAACTTCTCTTGGTCCTTCCATTCAGCAAACGTATCAAGAAGGTACTTTCGTCCAATCTCAACAAGCTGCTGCTTTTGCTCCAAGTCCTTCTGATAAGCGACTTGATCAAGATAAGCCTTTTGTGCCTGCAACTGCTGCTTACGAGCCTGCTGGTCACGCCACTGCTTCTCAATCAGCGGAAAGTTGATCGGGTCTTCTTGGTGCAACCGCTGCCAATCAGGTTCCTGCATTTCGAACTGCTGAAGTTCCTGCAAAACCCGTTCAGTGGCTACACGAAGCTGCGACCTTTCAGCCTCAACCGCCTGCTTCTCAGAACGCAACTCATTCATACGCCGCGAGTAATCGGATTGACGTTGATACCCTTCTAAAGCCTCTTTTAGCGGGATTTGCTGCGTCTTGCCGTCAATTTTGACGGTTACGAGCGTATCCGGCTTCAGCTGCTCTTCAGAGCCATCATCATCATTCCCTGCTTCATCTGCTGTTTCATCACCATCAGACGCGTCATTCGACGCTGCCTCGTCATCAGGTGCTGAAGTCTCATCAGCATCTTCAGCAGTCGCCTCAGTCTCTTCGACTGCGGCAGGAGCCATCTGCTTTTTCTCAGGTTCGGCTGTGGGTGCGGACCCTTCCAGAATTGCTGAGATACGACCAGCGGCATCTGCAAGGCCGATTTCGCTAGGCTGCGACTTCTCGGCATTCGACATTATATTACTCCCAAGTTATGCCCGTTTCAATCGGGCGTTGAAATCTGCAACTTTCTTCTCTGCTGCGAGTGCAGACAGTTCTTCAGAAAGAGCAGATACCGCACGGACCATGTTATAGGCATCCTCCCTGACAGATGCCTGATCCGGTGGCGATTGACGCCACTGATTCATGTAACGCTGTTCCAGCCATTTCATTAACTCATTGAACAGCGCGTCATCATGGAAAACCTTGGCTGACCGCCATAGCTCTTCCTGTTCAAAAGTCTGCATCTCACATCACCCCCGGTGGTACTGGCATCGGAGGCATCACGGGCTGCTGCTGCATCTGCTGCTGCT